TGCTTATAGTACCAAGTTCAACGTCACCAATTCTTGCTGTACCTGCAACGGTTCTCAATCCGTCTGGTGCTAGGAATATTAAGTCACCTGCAAATTCTTGTATTGTTTGTCCGTTTACACATCCAATGTTTCTAGTTACAGGTGCTACGGCAAAGTTGCTAGATGATGTTCCTGTTAGTTTAAATATTCTATCTTCACAAAATATAAACAAATCTTCACGGAAAACTTTAAGACCTGTTATTGTATCATCTACCTTAAAGCTACCTGCACCACTAGCCGTTGCAAAGTTGTCCTCATCAAACGGTACACTAAATACAACCTCTTGTTTATTACTAGCCATACCTGCGTAGAACATATGGTCTTTAAATACAGCTACAAACTTCGCTCCTGTTACAGCAGTGCTGACTTCTCCACCACCTGCTGATGTTACGTCTGTGGCTGCGAATGAGGTATTAAACACTGTAGGTGCGTTGTTTCCATCTGCAACTATGAGCTTGTCGTTACCATCAAAGTTAAATCTTTCAAAGGTATATACACCTGCGCTTGTTCTACCTGTATCTCTTTCTGTCCAAGAACCACTTCCTGCTGAAGCTGTAAATATCTTTTCTCCTCGTGCAGCAAGTATTGTATTATTAAATATACAAGAAAGCAAGACTTCTTCTGTTGATGCACTTGTCTGCGGTACTACATTAGTATTATATTTAGCAAATCCATTTATGCGTCTGTAGCCACCGTTGATGTCTGGCTCAAAGTTTACAAGCTCAAGTGCTTCTCCGGGTTGCATAGCAAATGTAGACTTGTTTAAAACTAATCCACCCATCAGTGGGAACGTGGCAGGTGCTGTCTGTGATAAATCAGGCATTATCTAACCGTTGCTGTAGCAAAATAATTTGATGTTACGGTAGGATGTGTTAGAACTGTTGACCTAACATACTCATATTTATTTACTAACAGACTTTGTATATTCTTTATTCCCTGCTCAAATCGTGCAAAGTTTAATTGATACTGAGAAGTTTCTCCTCTATATTGATATACAAATGCTGTAGCACCATCTACTATTACTGGGGAGAATCTGTCGGGTATAGTTGGAGTATCAGTTTGTGCAGATAAATCAGATGTAAAAGTAAAATAATCATACTTTAAAGCATATGTTTTATCAGGAAAAGGATATAATAAATAGTTATTATCTAATGTTCGCACTACATGTGTGGGTATACCTCCACTGTCAAACTGAGATACCTGTGTACCATCACTATGAGTTGCTGCAGTTGTGCTGTTTGCTCCTCGTGTACAACCAGTTAAAGTATTTGTACTTATACCTGTATATGTTATTTGTTCATTTTCTATAAAAATAGTTCCTGCAGAGTCAAACCCTGTGGAACTTGTAAGGTCTATTTCTGTTTCACTAGCATCTAATGCTTCTGCTAGTGTTGTTGTTACTATCTCATCTTCTTGGTCAATGAACTTATCTACATATTCATTGTACTGCAGTATACTTAAAGCATTACCTGCAGTAGCTAAGTCTTGGTCTTTGACTATTCTAAATGTATTGTAATCTACTGTCTTTGCATCTGTAGGTATAGCATATCTAACTGAACCCGGTGCAAGTGTTTCTGTTTTGGTTGAGTGATTAAACGGATAATTAAACTCTCTTTGATTAATATATCGTATAGACTCATTGACAGCATTTTGAGCTTGTGTTTGTATACCTCTAGCTGCAGAAAAATTAGAAGAAGTAAGTTGTACTTCATTTAATCTTGCTAACACACTATTTGTTAATGCTAAAAATGTTGCCATTATAAATTCCTAAAAAAGAATGGGGCAAGTTTCCCTGCCCCACTCAGACTATTTAAGCAAGGGTATCCCTGTCAACTTCATTAGCTTCCATCTCACCGATGTCACTAACGTCCATTAGCATAGCGTACACTCTGATTTCACCTGCTGTGAAGGAAGCTCCTCCACCTGCGAGTGTTAAGTCCAAAGTATTAGCTGATGTGATAACTAAATCAGCAGAGACAGTAACACTAGGAGCATAAGCTCCATCAGATGCACCATCAATGTCGAATGCAGTTACATACTCATTTGGGTCAGCATCAGTACCTAATGTAGCTGTTGCGTCTGTTCCTGAGTTTTGTGTTGCACTTTTAGTTACCTGAAAACCTGCAGCAAGAATTTTGGTGTTTGCAGGTATAGTAAGACACTGTACCACATCACCGTTAGGATTAATGCTGTTAGCTGTTAAGTCAACTATTTGTTGCACGTAGTAAGGTTGCCTACCTCGTGCGGAAGAACCATGCGTATTTGCTAGAGTAGCAGTAATTGTAGCCATAATGTCCTCCCTTATACTAAGTTGTACCGAGCATTAACGAGAGCTTCAGGTCTCAATATTTTTCTACCGTAAAGGTGCATACCCCTTACGATATCAGCAAATGAGTCTGGGTCTCGGTAAGTTTCAGTTTTGTTGATTTGTTCAGCAGTAGCGACTGCGGAGTCGTGTCCTGCAACAATTATTCCAAAGTTGGAAGAGTTAGTACCACCAGTAGTAGCAGGTCCTGTTCCGATGGATGGTAGGTTGTTAGAAGAAAATACACGGAATCCATGTAGATTTCCTATAACTTCGCCACTCCTAATTCCACCAGACTGTCCAAAGTCCTGATTGAATAGTCGAGAATCCTCGTCCTTCAATACTTCCATGAACACTGGGTCTACAACTAACCATCGACCCTGTGAATCAACATTTTGTTGGTCAAGTAGTCTAGCCATTCTAGCAATGACTGTTAATGGAAAAGTTGTACCTGCAGCAGGTGTTAAGTCGGTTGCACCCGGTCCTCTGGGCTGAAGCCCAATGGAGTTACTGGCTGAACCTGCTGAACCTGAACCATCAGTAAAGTCAGAAGCATCTAACTTCATAGAAGTTAAAAGTTCATCTGAGCCTGCAGTTGATACAGATTTAGAACCATTTACTGTGGTGTTTGCAGTATCAGCAGCACCGTGTAGTGCAGACTGTTTAAACCCACATAAATAACCAAGAACGTCTTGGTCATACTGGTCAGATAGTCGATAGGCAGCTCTATCACTCGCTAATGATTGAAAGTTAACGTGTGAATGTGCTTCCTCAATATCATCAACCTTAAACGCAAAGTAGTTAGCTTTGTCGATTGTAAGGCTAAAGTCCTCATCGTCAAGGTCTTGAGGTGTAATAGTTGTACCTCTAGCATAAGCCTTGACTGTTATTTCCGGCTCCTTAATGATTTTCACACTATCGCCCATGTTAGCAATCTCCCCGAAATAATCGGAGTTTGTAACTTGTTCCACAACAGATGACTTACGAAACGCAAGTTGCACCTGTTTGGAGTAAATGATAGGTGAAAAATTACCATTAGGGAGGTTGCCGTGACCGGCAGCAGACGTGAATGCCATGATTACCTCCTTTAGCATTTAACAGATGTAAACTCACCAGACTAGTAAGGGGCTGATTTGCACAGGTGCATTAACATTTAAGTTGCGCTACTTATACATTAATGGGCTACGCTTGTCAGGTAATCCGCAAGACTGACTGTTTAATAGTGTGATATACTTCACACAGTTGCATATAGTTATACTTATAAATAACTATTTGTCAACACTTTTTTTACATTATCGAGCAGAACCCGATACATCGTAAATAAATTTGCCAGACCTTATGGCTTCCATAATCTCGTCTGACTTCTTTTCGTATTCCTTTGAAGACATTTTTTGTACATCAGATTCTTTTAGATAAGAAGCTGTTGCGTCTTCTTGAGGTTTGCTACGAGCATTTTTAACAGACACAGACTTTGCTGCATCTTTGTCCTTAGACTTTGGTGCAGACATTTTCATATCCGCTTTATACAAATCTATGGCTCTAGCTGCAGACCTCGCATCTGTTTCGTTATCATAGAGTGCATCCTGTACCCACTTAGGCTGTTGTTCAGCCCACTCGTGAAACGAATCACTCTCTCGTATATCACTAAAGTCTGGATGTAACTTTAACAGTTCGACTTCAGCTTTTTCTTTTGATGCAGATACGTGCATTTCGTCAATGGCTTTTATACGCTCTTCAAGAGCCACTGACTGCTCCTGTGCTTTTTTAGTAGCTATAGTTTCAACTATACCTGCTACATCGGGATACTCCTTAGTCCAAGCTTCTATCTCCTCTTCAGATTTAGGTAGCTTCATTTCCTTACGTGCAGCTTCAGTCAACTGCCTTTCAAGGTCAGTTATCTTAGACTTTAATTCGTCAGCTTGTTTTTGCTGATGTCTCCGTAAGTCAGAGTATCTCTTCTTAAATGTTTTCTCTTCAGCAGAAGTAGGTTCTTGTTCCTCCTCCACTTTAGACTCTTCCTCGACAGACTCTCCTTGTTGAGCTTTGAGTAGCTCTTCAAGTTCTTGTTCATCGAGTTTTCGCTTTTCATCGTTATTGTATTTCCTACTAACGAATGCTGCTTTTTTTTGTTGTTTTGGCTCTTCAGCCATTACTGTCTCGTTCATTGAGTTCTCCTTCTAGGGTCATCGTAGCCAGTTGGGGGATGAGTAGCTAGTGACTGACAGATTAGCGCATACCAAGTCCGCGCCTTTGTTGTACAGGTTGGGCAGGTTTACGTAAGTTTATTTGGCTTGCTATTTCAGGACCTAATATCTTACCTAATACTCTACCTTGCTCTGTACCCATTAAAGAACGTATTACATCTTTCTCCTCATCAGGTAAAGCTAAATATCGTTCTCTAAGTTGATTGAAAAATTCTTCCATATCTCATTACCCTTTTAAATAATCCTATAGGATAGACACCTGAAGATATAAGGATTATACCATACAATCCTTTTAGTGTCAACTTCTTTTTTATAATTAATTGATGCACAGACTTCACAACAGATGCTTGCCATTTTGATTTAGCCACTAAGCCATCTGCCACATACTTACCCCACACATCATAGCCATCTTGCCATATCTGTGATTGTTGTCTGTGCCAACGTCTAAGCTCTTTTACTTCTGATATGGTCATGGTCTTTTGTTTATATGATGCTGTGCAACAGTGTGTACCTGCAGTTTCTCCACCCGAACCTGAAGCAGTAGACTGAGAAAAGTTAGTATCGCTTGCCGCGTCTGCACTTCTTTCATCTTGTCTGTTTTGAAAAGCATCTATGTTAGCAGCTCTTCTCATTGCATCTGCTTCTTTTCTTTCTCTAGCTTCTCTTTCAGAATTACTCTCTCCCATCATTATTTTTGATTCTCTTGTGGGGTCTTGAGTAATCATCATACGTGTCATTTCTGTTTGGGTTGTTGGACTTCGCACTTCTTCAAATTTACCAGTTCTTTCATTTTTTTTGTACACAGCACCTCTTTTTTCTTTTTCTGCTCGTAGAGCCGTTTTAAACTTTTCTTTATTTTCCCTGTGGACTTTGGCTTTATCAGGACTGTACTTATGTATAGAACTAGTTTGAATTTCTTTTATATCGTCAGTAAGCTCTTTACCATCGGCAGCTTGAATTAAAGATAACTTACCTGCTTTTCTAGGTTCTAAATCAATTATGTTTCTTAATATGTTATATTCTTCACCATCCGCATATTCCCCTGCTTTAATTCTACTAACTGCTTCTTTACGTATGGCTCTGTCACCCATTCTTTGTATACCTCCAAGTATAGGTATTCTACCAACACCTGCATCTATAAAATCTCCTGCTTTACCTGTAAATCCTGTGCTATCGTCTAGTTTAAATGCTCCTGTTCCTGCGTAATCAACTCCATCAGTTCCCATAGGACTTTTTACTTTTAAATAATTTTTAAAATCTTGTACCTCAAAAGCTTCTGCACTTTTAGGTTGAACACCTGTTACTGCAGAAGTTTTGCCTTTTGACGCATCCTCTTCTGTACCTAACAGCAAGTCATCTGCAACCTTTTGTTGTTCCATTGTTTGTGGTGCTGTACCTCTGCTAGAGCTTGACTGTGCTGTATCGGTAGCTTGTCTATAATTAACTTGAGGTACACCCATAGCATCATCGCTCTCTTTTCTTGGTCTGTATCCTTCAGGTATAGCTGATATAGGTTTACCACCTTTAAATGGTATCTGCATTTGTTGACCTGCATCATTTACATATGTACGTAGCTCATCATACCCTGCAGAACCCAGAAGGTCATCAAATGTTTTAATAGGTGCAGGAGGGGGTAAAACAGGCTCTGGAAAGGGTTCGACTGGCATAGTCGTAGCTGTTTGGTTCATTGGAAACAATGTAGGTGCAGTTCCATAACTTGTTTGACCTGTTGTAGGAGTGTTTATATTTGGTGGTACATATATACCTTGCTGTGCTTTTACTACACCACCCTCTGCTAACTCTAGGTCATCCATATCAAATGGGATATCATCAGGTATGATGGCTTCTTCAGAATTACCCATCTGCCCCATAGCTTCCATTACCTTTAAACCTTGTTTTGCTTTCTGACGCATTTTCATCAATGTATCAAGACCATAGTAACGAGTTACATCAGCAGGAAAAACAAATTCACCCTCACTAAGCATCGCAGGTATATCATCTCTTACTTCTTCTTTTAGTGAACCGATAGGAACATCATTACCTGATACTGGGTCTTTACTACCCCCTTGGTCTAACAATCCCCCATCTTGTAATCCATATTCTTTTTTAATATCGCGTAGAAAAAATAGTGCTTCTTCCCTGCTTAATACACCGTCAGAGTGGTCAATAAGAGCTTGTATTTGGTCTTCTTCAGTTTTAATATCTATAATCTGGTCTTTAGCTCGTACAACATCCGTACCCCTTTGTGCTTTTATAACACCACCTTTTGCATTCATCTGAGCCTTTGCAGGCATTAATTCTCTTAGTATAGTAAGTATTTCATCTGATGTTAGTTTAGGAAACATTTTTTTATATCGTGCAACATCTTGATGTAACTCTACAACTTCTGCTTTAGGTACATCTGTACCCTTTGCAGCTTTCATAAAAGCAAATTCTGTTTGTTCAGCTAGTGCCATTGATTTCATCCCTTAAATATTTTAGCTTTCGTAAAGCCGACACCGCGCCTTGTGACCGATGTATGAGTATAGTGTTATCTGATTGTTCTAACGATTTTTGATGTTGACTAATTAGATAATCTATATAACTATTGAACGCTTCCCACTGGCGGTTGTTGTTCACCAGTGGCTTGAGCTTGCTGAGTATTTGCTTGTTGTCCGACATTACCTGTAAATCCTTGTTCATTCGGCACAGGAGCTTGTCCTACACCTATATTACCACCGCCTGTACCTGAAGTGTCCATAGCGTCTGCACCTGCCACAGGAGCTTCCTGTTCAGGCTGTTGCGCTTGAAACCCTTTCATTATCTCTGCTTGTAAGGCGGCTTCATCCATGTTGTTGGTTACTTTGTCGGGGTCTAAATCCATTGACTTTGCAATTTCTCTTATTATATACTGAAACTTAGCAAATGGAGCAAGAGCAGGATTGCTTGCTACAGATAAGAACTGCATAAGTCTTTGACTACGCACTTCGTTAGCCATGAGACTTTCTGTACCTCTAGCTCTTACTTCTAAGTCACCTTTTATGCTTGAGTCAAAATCAAACTGCATGTTGAATCTGAATAAACCTTCGCCTAAAGGTCTAAGTAAATAATCATCTACATTTTTTATAACTGTTTTTATGCTACCACTTGCAGCCCCCATAAGCATAGATATACCACTAGCGGTACGTCCTACACCCTGTACACCTGTTTGTCCATGTGCAAATGATGGGAAGCCTGTGCTTTCGTCTGCTAGTACTCTAGCTTTATCAAACAGCATCATATTCTCTGACGATACATTTGGAAACTTAGTACCAAAGATAGCCTGACCGGGCGCACCACCTTGTCTTCTGAATATTTTTCCGGGGTACAATGAAAGGTCTTGACCGGGAACTAAGTTTGTTTCATCTACCTCTACAATTAAATTACCCGATAATACTGCATTATCTACAGCCATACGCATAAAACCATTCATTAGAGTCTGTGTATCGTCCATATTCTCTGCAATACCTACACCAAAGAAGCTATATGGGTTTAGTTCGTATGGCGCAGCAACATAGGGTATCTTTGCAGGTTTGAACGGATTAAGCACCATTCTTATGAGTTTACCATTGCATATCCAAATGTTTGCTTGTAATTCGTCAAAGTCTTGTAGTTCCGCAGGTATCTCTACCCCTTGCTCCTCTATTAAAGACGTATCTACAGTACCCCAATATTCTAATACCTCAAATCTATCTACACCATGTTCAGGTGCATAGTCAGATAAATCATCTTCCCAATAATATTTGTTATAGTTTTCACCCATTTGTATAGCTTCATCAATAACTGTATCTCTAAAATAGGGACGCTTCTTCAAAGCTCTAAGTTGAGAGCGTGACATCTTATGTCTCTCTAGCACATACTGTGCTTCTTCCATATTGTTTGCATCTGGGTCTGGATAAAAGTTCCACACAGATACATAGTTTACTTGTGGCACTGTTTTAAATTTAGGGTCATATGTTCCTTCATCGTTCCAGTTTGGATACTCTTTGTCTACAGCAAAAGGTCCTTTCATTATGCCTGTGCCAAACAATGACATTTCAAATGATGCACTTCGTAAATGTTTATTTGCTCCTGACTCTTCCAACTGGTCATGTATTTTTTTCTGCATATTCTTTGCAGCAATCATAGCAGGACTAAACGTAATAGCAGATGGTGTTTTTCCTGCACCCTCTTTTAGTTTATCCTCTATTGGTTCTAGTTTACTCTGTAAAGGACCTAATCTTTCCATCAAAGATGTTTCAGTTGCTCCCGGTGGTAGGTCATTTCCATCACCTACAAATCCATATGGACTTTGCATCTCACGCACCTGTTCAGGTTCTAGTGGGTCAAAATTTACATCACCTACTACACCTTCTGGTAATTCTGTTGGTTCTACGGAAAGGGGAAATTTTTGGTTGGCAAATAGAACATCCACTATTTGTCCATACGCTGCGAGAGTTTTAGTCTTCGTTACTTTTATGAATACGCGAGACTTCTCTGCTTCAGTAAACTGCACATCAGGACCATATAGTCCTCTGTAGTTTCTATAGGCTTTTAACCATCGTTGTTCATCTTGATATCTATAATCTTCTGAACGCTTATAACGCTCCATTACAAATGGTATTATACTATTTATATTAACATCTTCGGATACAGAATCTTCTGTGTCACTTAACGCTATGGAATCTTCTTCCATCATTATATCTTCTTCAGCCATTTAGTCTCCTTAATATCCGAAAGTAGAATCTGCTATTGGCATATTGTTTCCCCTACTCATTGTTGGGTCATAATCAAATATACTAAATCGTGGTCTTGACATTATACCATATCTTAACGCATCATACAAGTGGTCTTCTGCTTTTGTGTCTACATCCTCTGGATTCTTTTTGTCCAGTGGAATTGAGGGCAGTTGAGAGATGACATTTGTACAAGTATCAAAAAAGATTAAACGTGGCTCTTCCGTAAATTCATCAACTTGTAATCTTCTATGTATCTCATTTTTACCTGCAACCCGGCTACCCTTACTTCTGTCAGACGGTCTCCACCTGCATCCTTTACTAATCATTTGTTCAGCCAAGCTAGGACCAGTATCCCCACGCTTATGCCACAAAGAACTGTCCAAAACACCGTATCGAATATTGCCATCACCTGCTTCCATTTCTAATATCATGTCGGCTAAATCTGTGGCTAATACTTTCGATACGTATAACTCCCTATATACTACAAGCTGTTCACTTGGTGATACAGCAAACCATATAACTCCTGTGTAACTTCCATATCCATAGTCACACGCTCTAAACTTTACCCAGTTAGATGGAATATTAAAAGGCTCGACAACATGAAGGTCACGATTGAACTCAGTAAAAGCTGCCCCTTCTTTAATATCCCAATCCCCTTCCAGTAACTGCCTTCTTTGTTGTTCTGGGAGTGAGAGGAGCATTGCTTCATAATCTCCAGACTTTGATAGGAATGGGTTATCGGATAATCTTGCCGGTATAAACTTCCTTTTGAAGAGAGCCTTTCCTGCTTTAGAGTGTCCAGATGGGTAGCGTAATACCTCTCCTGTTTCAATATTGGTTGCATCAAATGCCTTTCCGTATCCAGAGGGGTCTATAAACATTTTCTTAACCCAAGCGTGACCTCTACCACCGGGGTTTGTTGTTGCTCTCATAAAGATGGGTAAGTCTGGAGCAGTAGAACGTAAACGACTTCGCATATAGTTCCAAGCGTATGGTGTTGCCCATTGAGTAAGTTCATCAAATCCTATCCAACTAAATGCCAAACCTTGATATCGTAGTACATCATCATCTCTATCAAGATAAGACATCCACAATCTAGCCCCTGATGGGGCAGTCCATTGCATCTTTCGCTCTGACCACTTAATACCCTTCCATATTTTTGGGTAGAGTTCTTGACTTTTAAATATAAGTTCTCGTAACTCTTCTGTGGTGTGTCGCAGTAGAAGTCCGCTAAATGAGGGATGTCCCATATAACGTAGTGGGTCTGCCAACATCGCGTATGACTTTCCACCTCCTGCTGAACCTCCATACAAAACTTCTCGTTCACTTGCAGCTAAGAAATCTGTCTGAGGTCCTTCATTGGGCTTAAACAAAACATTTGCATTCTCTTCAATAGACTTTGTTTCATATGAAACTTCTTCTATCTTAACCGGTTGCTCTTGCGCCTGTTCTTTCTTCTTCAAGGGTTTTCGCTTTGGCGATTGCCTTTTCCGCATAGTCTGCCCACTGGCGAATGCCTTTAACTTGGTTCTTACGTTGTCGCTCATTCTCTAACCGCTTTCGTAATCCTACATGTGATATGTAGCGTCCTGTCTGAGTTGATATCCAATTTGCTACTTGTCGATATGAATATTGATTTACATATGTTCTTGCTTTTTCTAGCAAATTTAATTCATCGGGTACAGGTCTTAAAACGTCAGGGTCATTTTCATCTTGTACGTAACCGAAAGGTATAGTTCTGGCAATACGTGGTATAGATATCCACTCGTTATCTTCTTTTATATCTGTTGGTTGTGGTAGCTTCCACTTGCCAATACTTCTAGTCATCGTCTTCTGTTGGTGCTTTTGGTGGCATGAGCATCACACCACCTGTTGCTTCTACTTGCATCTTCTCTGTTTTTACTAAACCAACTCTGTCTAGTATTTCTTTTGCTGCTGTCATCTTTTCTTTTATGCCTAGCTCTGTAGGTTCTAACAAAGCTCCTGTCATTGACATTGCAGCTTTTGGTGCGTTACGTGCCATCCACATTTGTGTAGCTTCAAGTATCTCATCTTTCAAGCCTTTAACAATGTCCGCAGTGCTAGATGTATCCGCATACCCTGCAATCTTTTTTGCTATAGTGACATTACCGCCTGCTTCATCAAATAAAACATTTAATAGCTTCTGTTGTTTTTCTGTAAGTTGTCTTGTCATCTTTTCTTAAACTCTTTTTTAAACTTTATACCAATGTAATTCTTTCGTATATCAGGTCGTAGCTTACCACCTGCAACATTCATATATGGGTCTGTTATACCACCACCAAACAATGAATCCTTTTTACTTTTAGTAGGATTAAAATTAAATAGAGAGTCTGTATTAAACTTCTTTCCTGTTATATTATCTACAGAAGAGTAGCCATATTTTTTTCCATTTTTATCCATATTAACACTTCCACCTTCTTCTTGCCTGTCGCAGTCTACTGTTTGGATTCTTTGCTGCTTTAGGAAACTTTTTCATTTGTCCTGCACTTCTAGCACAGAAAGACCTTCTTCTTGCAGCACGTTTTCCTGTAGGCTTGTCTTCTGTGACTGCTGTCTGTAACTTTGAACCGGGATTTCTGCGTCTATACTTAGCAACTCCCTTTGCTGTCATGCCTGCGCCTGACTTAGTGGGTCTCTTGTCCCCACTCTTTACAGACATACCTGTCATAGACCCTTTCTTCTTAGGTCTTCCTGCAGATTTTTTGCGTCCCTTACTACTCATGTTGTTAATTGGAAGTGAGGACCATCGATGAAGGGGCGGCGCGACTGTGAGCGTCTAAGGTCTATATAAGCGTTCATGGCTTGCTCCATAGTTCCATCCCATGTAGTTATATCTTTTATTTGCCATGCTGCGCCCCAACAAATTTTAGCTCCAGTTTCAAGAGCCGCAGCTTTCATAGCGTCTGCTATGTTATCATAGTCCACTATATCCCATGATGGCTCTCCAGAATCGTATGCCATTAAGTCTACAGCATGTGAGTATCCATCTTCCTGCACAAGATGTTTAGATTTCATCGTCTGTGATTTTCCAGATTTATAAAGCTTCTCCTGAGTGGCTAAATCCCTCACTCCATATATTACACCAAAGTCTGTATCTGTTTTCTTTATAGCTAACTTTACTGTATCCACTAATTTAGGATGCACTCCTACCAGTCTTTGAAATGAACGCTGTGATAATTTAAACATTGGTACTCTCCATTTTGCCATCAACTATACTTTTTTCTATCCTTTACCGATTTCATATATTCTTCCTGTAAAGACTTTTTTAACTTATCTAAATTTCTCTCTTTAATAAACTTTCGTATAGGGTCAACCATTTCGTCCTTGATAACTCCTGCTACCTTTTTGTCTTTTTTAGCTTTCTTAGTTTTGTCTAAAGTTTTGTGTTCAAAAAATTTAGCTGTCATTATTTCTTCCTCATGTTAAATAGTTTACTAGCAGACCGTGTAGCAAAGCTTGCAGATACGATAGCTCCTAACGCTATCTGATACCACTGTGGCATACCTGCA